TCCAAGGCGTATGAAGCACGTCTTGGTAGATCGACATATACACCGATTTATCGCGATTCAATCAAGGCCTATGCAGGGTTATTGAATCGCTTTCAACTGGTCGATGTTCCGCCTAGCCTGCTGAATTCTGAGACCAATGTAGACCTGCAGGGCTCAAGCGTCCAGAGTTTTTGGAATCGCTGTGACGAAAACGCCATCAGAGACGGTGGCGTTTATGTCATGGTTGACATGATGCCGGAAGTTGCGGATAAAACTAACTTCTTTGATCAACAGCGTGACGGAAGGCATCCCTATCTAATCATGGTAGAACGGAAGGATGTCATCAACTGGTCTGTCGAATACAAGAACGGCAGAGAATCAATACAACATGCGACAATCCGCCAGGTTAAGTCGTTTCCGATTGAAAACGGATACGGCACCAAGCTTGAGCCTGTCTACTACGTATTGAAGCCAAATCTGGTAGAAGAGTACCGTCTTCAGAAAAAAGATGGCAAGTGGTTCCAGGTTTTAACTGACAGGGTACAGACAACGCTGCCTGTTGTACCCCTTGTTTGGTACGGTGCCTCCTCCAGCAGATTTGCTCAGGGCGACATCCCGATGAATGGACTTGCCGAATTAAGCATCCAGCACTTCCAGATGAGGTCCGACCTGACCGAGCTGCTGCACAAGTGTGCCATGCCCGTGCCTGTCAGGAAGGGCGCCCCTGTTGGACCTGATGGGCGGCCTGCACCCTTGGTGCTTGGTCCGAATACTGCGGTTGATCTTCCTGGTGAAGGTGGTGAATTCAGCTTTGCTGAGCCAACTGGCAAGAGCCTTGAGCGCCATCAGGCCGAAATCAATCATATCGAATCCTTGATGGATCGGTCTGGATTGAACTTCCTGTACGGTGCCAATATCAAGACGGCTACGGAGGCTTCTCTGCGTGCGTCCCAGGTCGCCTCACAGGTTTCGGCTATCGTCCGCAACAAGACCAGTGCTTTCTCTACGGTGATGAGGCTTTGGGCCGCCTATGCGGGTGAGATTGACTCGATCAATCCAGAGTCCGGTATCGCAATCAATGATTCGCTAATTAACCGCCCGATTGATCCTAGTGGTATCGCTCAATTAGTAAACCTGTTTAATGCAGGTCTGCTGAGCCGCGAAACGGTTCTTAGTGAGCTGCAGAGAGGCGGGGTTCTTGATCCTGATATCAAAATTGTTGAAGAACAGAACAGAATCACCGAGGAAGAGCAGAAGAGACTGGATGAGCAAGTCGCTGTCGCTGAAGCTGCCAGGAATACCGAACCTGTAACTCAGAATCCGTTGGCAAACCAGTAAGTAGCTTATATAAATAAGCATGCTATATTTAGTTAGAGATGCTCGTCCCGTGATTTTAGCTCGTTTTGAATTTAGACCCGAAGAAGCGCATCGCTTTATAGAGTCTTCAGATTCTTCTCAAAATATCATAGAGCAGATTTTTGTGTCGGTCGACGACCTGATCGAAACGACCAAGGAATTTGAGCCCTATCTGCTTGACTGCACGGCGCTTGTCAATGGTAGAATGCTTTGCCTAAGCTCTTTTAAGACTACATGAGCCATCCAATGCCGCAAGGCAAATGGATAAAATCACCGGGTGGTAGTTTCGCTTACCAAGTCATAGGTCCTGTCTGTCGGCTTTATGACAGGGAAGAGCTTCCTTGGCCCTGTTGCCGGCTTGGTTGGAAAACGAAAGAACCAAGCTGGAACAGAGTAGGCAAAAGATTTGTTGCGGACATTGCTGCGTCCAGGTGTCCAAGCTACGCTGTAATGGCTATAGACCAATGGGGGAACGAATGGGAGCAGGTGCTGACCCTTTACAGCCACAGGCTGAGCCAGAACGAGAAGGACTGGTGGATAACGAAGAAGCCCCAGGACAAGCCGTTCCCAGAATTAGAGGTCTTAACTGGACGGAAATTTTAAGAAAAACTGGGCTGGAGACACCTGGATACCACGAAACAATAGCTAAGATGAAGAAAGAAGGAAGGATCAAAGGCTGATGGGGCTCTATTCGACTGTCTATAGTTCATTCGAAAGGCTCGGCACTGAATTCCTCGGTGAGTTCCAAACCAAGGACTTGGAATCATTGATGGAAGAATATTGGCTATCGCCAAACGGGGAACTGTTCTTCCTGAACTATTCAAACTGCTTTGAGGCTTTTGTTAACGATTTCCCGAAGAACTTTCTTGACCATATTAGGTATGAGCCCACTGGGTCTCATGCCAAAATGGAGCCGTGTGCTTACAATGGCTTGCTGACAATTTATACAGGTCGCAACAACGAGTGGATTGAAGCCGATCTTTACCTTCAAGACGGCATTGTCTCGTTAATATTAGACAAGAGACACACTCCATCAAAACGTGAGCGATCTGCTGCAGGATCAGTACAACCGCTATCGTCGGGCTGGGCAGCTAATAGCGGCCTATCTTGAGCGCCCTGGTAGCGACTTCCTAAGAAAAGCTGAAGATGCTGGTGTCCTAGATGAGGCAGAATTCCTGCTGGAGGAGACCCGTGCCTGGCTGGATGACGACGACTACTACGAGGATCTGGCCTGGAATAGGGTCAATGGAACCCTCTAGCCTTTTGCCTCGGGGTTGACAGAAGCAGGCTCAGGGGTTATGGTATGGGAGTAATTGGCGGGTTTCACCCATGACTGCTACCATCCAACGCCGTTCCAACCGGCCCCTGACTAAATATGCCTGCGATTTCCTGGATGATTTCCTGAAGGGTAAATTAGAGTCATTCCAAGACTTCAACGAAAATACTGCAGTCAAATGCAGTATCACGAAGTCGTCTGCTGGTGAGGTTGCCTCTTTCAGTGTCTTCCTGTATCACGCCGAGGTTCTCCAGGTGATCATGGTCAATGAAGACGCTGCTTCGGTCAAGGTCAGCATTGGTGACCACTTCACTGATGAGGGCTATCCGAAAAAGACAACCATCGAACGCCTCAATGGCCTGCTCGATGAGCTTGGCTGCCATGGGATCATCCCTGAAGGCGTTCGGATCTTCAAGGACAGGATCGAGAACTTGTTTTACCTAGGCAAAGGTGACAACAAGGTTGCGGTTGGCAAAGGTCTTGCTACCAGGGTAATGTTGGCTCCAGACTCCGAAGAATTTATCATACAAGCAACTGACTTGAATTTTGGCAATGGAAGGTAATCCTAGGGAATATCCAATCTGGATCTGTCATGACTGCGGCCTAAGGTATTGCAAGGGCATTACCGAAAGGCATTATGCCACGTACCATACTGGCACATGTCAATGCTGTATGACTTCTGGGGTACCGGTGACAGAACCAAGGGATTACGGGCACTTCGTAGAATGGCCTGTAAGAACTGGCTCCGCAAATGTCAAATCGTTCGCGAATCAAGACTTGGGGGAAATTTAAAAACAGGGCTATCTTTGACTTTCTGTTCATAGAGCAAGAACCGATTGTTCCTTTAGATCCCCAAGTCACATTTAGTCTTGGACGTTATTACGGCATTGGATTCAGCTTCCTTTGCCGTAATTTTTTGATTGAATTTAATTTGCTGCCTTTGCTGGAGTACACCAACGATGGATTCTTTTAAGATGTCAACAATAAGGACACTTCCGGACTCTCTCCATTTGTACGAAGTCTTTTACCAGGACGGAACTTCGCGATTCCTGTATGGCAATGGCGGAGCGCATGCTTGGGCTCAATCAAGAGAAATTTGGCCGGCTCAGCAAATACAGGAGGTGGTACAACTGGATGACGCCTGGAAAGAAAAAGGACTCAACTGAATTGTTAAAATTTCCTAACAAGGAAGCCTAACCGGATAGCTCTGCTAGCCTGGCTGTCAACCAGCCATTTTTTTATGGCTCCGTTTCCAACGGGCTTGACCACTAAGCGGTAGTGGTGTTGAGTTCTGTATTAACCATTGCTTAAATCATTCAAGAGTCTCGCTGCCCTCGCCCTGTTGTTCTCTGCATTCTCCCCAGGGCCCGCAGCAGCAAGACAATGCACCGTGGCATCGCACTACGGCGTTGGTGACGGTTATCATGGCCGCACAACCGCCAATGGCGAACGCTTCAATGCCTATGGCGTTAGTGCAGCCCATCCAAACCTGCCATTCGGTTCTCAGTTACTTGTTTCTAATCCAAGCAACGGGAAAGTCGTTGTAGTTAAGGTTAATGACCGTGGTCCTTATGTTCATGGAAGAGGTATTGACCTCAGCTATGGTGCATTTTCCAAGATCGCAAGTCCAGGTCAAGGAGTCGCAACAGTTTGCTACTCACGGGTTGTCTAATTCTAGGGAGCCGTTACACTGGGGGCACTAGCCCCCTTTTGTATGGTTGAATTCGTCTTTACGAACGACCAAAGGACAAGAGCCCATCAAGAAGGTCTTCGTCGACAGCAATTCAACGAAACGAAGAACCTCAGAGGTCGTAACAGGGCACCTGCTAAAGGTAAGCGTGCAGAGCAAATGCATCTGCTTGGTGCAGCAGCAGAAATGGCAGTTGCTGTTTACCTTGGGCTTGAAGATCATTTATACTTGCAAGAAAAGCCCGTTCGCGGATCTTGTGATCTACCTGGTATTGATGTTAAATGCCGCTCCAGGCATTATTATGATTTATTGATTCAATTAGATGATGATCCAGATAAAAACTTTGTGCTGGTAACAATCGAGAACCACAGAACAATTATCCATGGTTGGATTAGTGGTTATGAAGGGATGAAG